CACTCGTCCTCTTATTTGCTATCAGTTAAGTGATAGTGATGTTGTCTCTACAGCAGGAACATTTACAGTACAGATCAATGCAAGTGGCCTAATTGAGATAACAGTTGGATAGGAGACAAGATGGATAATACTGAAGCAAGACAGATATTAGAGAGCATGCTCTCAACTGGAATACTTAAAATTATAACTAATGAGCATACCTGTGGTGGAGGGCAACATCCTGAAAATAATGGTTTTAATAAAAAGAAGTGTGGTTCTTTTAAGTTTCCTATAACTGACTCTAGGCATTTTGTAATACATAATGTTATAAGCTTAGAAGAGTCACCTAGTAAGAATGGTCTTTTAGTGGCATATTCCGACGAAGGTGATATGTGCATGGGATATCCTGTTGAATTACTAAAACGACTAACAGAGGCTAGTCTTAAAGCATAATGGCTGACGGGACTCTAGCATCAGGATTATGTATTGCGACTATTATATCTCCTGAAACTATAATTTACTCAGCCACTACGATTATAAACGTGACAGTTAGGTTAACAAGTGGAAAGTTGGATGTTAGAAAGTAACACAGATAGGGTAAACTAGATATGCTTGTCTGGTTTAAAGATGATAGACTTCCAAAGTTCCAGTTTACTATTAAAGATGAAGATGGAGTTGTTATAGATTTATCTAATCCTAATGCTACAGCTGCTGTTTGTCTTATTCGTAAAGAAGGGGCAACAGTTGATGTATTCTCAGGTGCTGATATTAATGCTACTTTTATAGATAAGCCAACAGGACGTGTAGATTATTTAATGCCTACATCTGGAATATCTGAGATTGGTATGTATTCTGGACAACTTAAGCTTACATTTGCAAATGGTACGCAGCACACTGAACGTTTCCAATTTGAGGTAAAGGCTAGGTTAGGTGCATAATGCCTGTTAATCAACAACAGAGAGCATTTATGTGCGCTATCTGTGGTGATAATATAAAACCTAAGCCTGGGCAGCAATTGCCAAGTAAGCCTGTTGCTTGCGAAGCATGCAGAGCAGAGATAAAGAAAACAGATAGGCCGACACAAGATTATCTGATTAAACTTGCAGATTTGCTTAAGGCACATCTGCCACCTTACGCAGTACGTATGGCAATTAAGCAAGCACGAAGTCACGCTGGAGGTAAAATGATGGGGCGTATTACGCAAGCTATTCGACAGAACCTGGAGATAACTAAGACTGTATCTGGTATACGGGTAATTAAGAAGGTACTAACTTCTCAAGAACGCAAGCAGTTACCTAGTACTGCTTTTGCCATTCCTGAACGAAGAGCGTATCCTATACAAGATGAAGCTCATGCTCATAATGCACTCAGTCGTGTCTCTCAGTTTGGTTCTGAAGCCGACAAAAAGCGTGTACGTGCTGCAGTTAAAAAACGTTATCCTAATATAGATATCTCTAAAACTGAGATTATTAAGTCTGTAGGTGATAAGCTAGATAAGGCTATCACAGACTATCGTGATGCATCTATGGAAGAAAAGCAAGGTGGTTTTAGCTGTGCTACTTGTGGTCTATTCCAGTATGATGGTGACACGGGCTCATGTTCTGTTATTGATGGAACAATTATGCCAGATAATATTTGTGATATTTGGCGTCCTAGTGATCATTATATAAACGCAGTAGATCATATGATGAAGTCGCAGCCTGATACGGGAGATATGCACATAGATGGTCTTATAAACATGGATGAACTCTGTAAGTTTGAATCACCAGATGATTTAGAGTAATAATGTTACCAGTAAGACGATTTTATTTAGAGCGTTATATTGACGAATCAGGTATATCAGGTACTGGTAAGGTTGCTACTGGTTGCCAGTTTCCATCAGGTAAGTGTTATCTTGAATGGCTTGTCTCTCCGCAATCGGCCACTATGCATGATAGTACAGATGCAATGATGCGAGTTCATGGGCATAATGGGGCAACAGAGCTAGTATGGATTGATCCTGCCCAAGAAATTATTACAAAGGGAGATTATGAGAATAAACATATGCCCGATAGAAATCGGACATATACAGCTATTTGGCAAGCTGTACGATCAGGTAAAATCAAGCGTGGTAAATGTCGTGTTTGTGGAGCTTCTAAAACTCAGGCACATCACTATGGCTCTTATACAGGTACTAAAGGCATAGTATGGCTTTGTGATGAGCATCACAGAGCAGCTCATGTTAGACTTCGCAAGGCTAAGAAGAATATCTCTAAAGGTGAAGTCCTTAAGAGTGATAATTCTAAACATATAGCTTATATGATAGCAGCTAAGCCTAATGAGCTAGATACTGATTCTCAGTGGTGGCTTCCAGAGGACATAGAGGTTGTAGCGTGGAGATTCCTAATAAACTATAGACTTCAGAAAGCTGACATCTTTGAGGAACATATCCAGAAGAGACCTGATATATTCTTAGTTGAAAGCTATGTGACTCCTGTTGATTTTACTATTATAGATTCTAAAGGGCAGGAGCGTTCTGTAGCGCAAGGTACATGGATAGTAGGATTCTGGATTCCTAGTGATGAGACTTGGAATAGAGTTTTACAAGGCCAGTTAGTCGGTGCTAGTCCTAGAGGGCCAGGTCAAGTAATTACTGGTGAGATGCCAGCTAATCTAACAGCTAACTAAACTGGTGCTTATACTTCTGGTAGATAGTGTACACCCATTGCCTAGAGAGACAAATGTCCCTTCTGTTACCTATTTTCCCATATGACCAGCCATCGTTTCTTAATTGTACGATGAGCCTGTTACGTTCTATCATCCAAGTTTCCAGATGATCATTATTATGGAATTGCTTACATCTATCACATTCAGTAGTCATTTATTATTATCCTTAGTCCTTATATCCTATGCTAACACGTTTTAGAGCCAATGTCAATAGATAACTTACATAAGCTTGAGTCAAAGGACTTATCATCTATTGACTTTCATTCAGATATCAACGATGCTATGGACTAGGAATGTTCTATGTCAAATGTCACCGATGAACTAATGAGGGTGATACGCAGTAAGATTCGTCTTCCAGGACGCATTCAGGATGTTAACCCATTCGATCTTACCATTACTAGCAGGCCGTCAAATAAGGAGGATGTTCTAGTGACTAAGAACGCTGATTCGGTCGTCTATGATTTCTCAAAGGCTACAGATGAGGCTAAGACAGCTCTAGCCTTATCTTACCAAGTTATCAAGTCGGCTCTTGATACTATGCCAGAGCAGATAAAGGATTTTTATACTCAGGCTCAGGAAGAGCTTGGGTTAGATGCTATCATTAAATCAGCTCAGGATGAAGCTGAAAAGGTCAAGGGTAAAGGCGCAGATGCAGATGCAGATGATGATAAGGATAATGGTAAAGAGTCCGCTGCATTGATTGAAGTTGTTAAATCCGCGCTCCCTGGTGTATTTGAAACTGTTGTTGAAAAGACTACAGCTCCACTACTAGCCGAGATCAAGAAGTCTCAAGATCGTATTGATGAATTAGAGGGACAACGGGCTAAGGATGAACTACGAGAAATAGCTCGTACTCTTATGACAGATGATGGCCCACCTTCTGCTGAATTCATTACTCAGCTCTCTTTGATTCAAAAGTCTATGACTCCTGATCAGTTCAAGACTTATCTTGAAAGCCAGCGTTCCCAGATTGCTATGATTCAGAAGTCGGCACTATTTGAACGAGCATCACATCCTGCCGCTACAGCTCCAGGCTCAGCTTATGAAGAGCTAGAGGTTATCGCTAAGAGTATTCTTGAGAAGTCTGAAGTCAAGGACTTCAGTGCGGCATGGGAAACAGCTATTCACCAGAATCCTGGACTTTATGCACGGTATCAGTCAGAACAGGCTAAGGTTGCTGCCTCTGCGTAACAAGCCTATACAACTTCAGGTAAGTACATAAGTTGAGTAATGGAGGATTAAATAATGCCAGGACAAGCAGGTGGAAATCTCATTACACTTCCTGCATCTGCAGATCTAAGCGCATCACAGTTTTGTGCTGTTAAAGTAGATTCTAATGGGCAGATTGCCTTAGCCCAAGGCAACGCAGCTGTTCCAGACCAAATCATCGGTATCTTGCAGAATAAGCCTGCTGCCGCTGGACGACCTGCTGTTGTTCAGACTAACGGTGTTTCTAAAGCAAAGGCAGGTGGTGCCCTAGCAACTGTAGGTGTTAAGGTATCCTCTACTGCTGCAGGAGAGCTAGTCGCAGCGGTCACTACCGATATCATTGTTGGTGTGCTTCTCACTGCTGCAGGTGCTGATAATGATATCGTGGATATCGTTATTCAAATCGGTGAAGTCACAGTAATGTCTTAATAGGCTCAGAGAACATATAGTCAAGTACAAGTAAGAGTGAAGTGAGGTAGGTAAAAATGCCAGGATATCAGCCAGATGTCGGAGATGTCCATGTTGATGCGCTCTTAACCAATATCTCAATTGGTTATCGCAACAAGCGTTATATTGCTCAAGATATTTTCCCTATTGTTCCTGTAGGAAAACAATCAGATATCATTCCACGCTTTGATAAGGACAAATGGTTTAGAGAGTCGATGAAGATACGGGGGCCTGGAGCACCTGTTGCTACTTCAGGTTACACAGTTGATAATACTCTTAAGTTCTTCTGTGATAACTTTGCTCTTGGTAAGGAAATTCCTGATGAGGTTCGTCTCAACGCAGATCAGCCTTATGACTTAGACAGAGACGCAACTATGTGGCTCACTGAAATGGTACAGCTGCATTGGGAAAAGAAGTTTGCAGCTGATTTCTTTGCCACAGGTAAGTGGGGTACTGACTACGCAGAAATTGCCGCATGGGATAACTATGCATCTTCTGATCCTATCGTAGATATTCGGACTATGCGGTCTAATGTTCTTGCTAAGTCAGGCCAGCCGGCTAACTTACTTGTAACTAATAACAAGGTTATTGATGTTCTTCTTGATCACCCTATTCTTGTTGAGCGTGTTAAGTACACAGGTGGTCAGGTTACAGAGGCTCTAATTGCTCAGCTTGCTCGACTAGAACGAGTCCTAGTTGGTGATGCAATTGAGGCAACTGCACTAGAAGGTAAT